GTTAAATGAAACGTGAGCTGAGTGCACCCTACATTCGAAGTTTGGAATCAGATGCTCAGAGTAGGGTCAGGTCAAGTTTGAAACGTACAGCACGGGGTGACGAGAAAGATTTAGTCACCCCACTAATCTCAGATAGGGACAATCCAGACCAGGGGAGAAATAATCTGAGATTAGAATTGTACCCCCAAGTGTTGTCACGTTATGACTGGTTAAATGACGCTGAGCAGGCACAGTTTGAGAGGATTGGTTCCTACTCTCAGATGGTGCCATATGTAGATCGGGAAGAGCAGGTCCACAGTTACTTCACACGTTCAGTGGTTGAAGTTAACATTGATGCTCTTATCTACGCTAGGCGTCGTTTTCGCAGTATATTCCAATTTAACAACCTAATTCCAACGTCACTACACACAGCCTTCCGGAATATGCCAAAAGGAACAAATTTAGGTGGGCCGTTTTACTCATCTGATCGTAGTTATTATGATGAGATGTTTGAGATAGCTCAAGATTTAGAGCGGGATCACTGGTCTGGTAATATCATGGATCCAGCTCTATTGTACTGGAGAGGCCAACCTAGAGGCCTTGGGGAGTTACCAAAGCAAAGAACAGTTTGGGGCTTTCCACACTACTTGACGATAGCGGAGTTGAGTGTTCAGGAAGTACTCCTTCAGAAATTGAGGCCTATGTATCAATTTGCTGCTTGGAATAACCCTAAACACGTAAGCGAGGTTGTTACTTGGATGTTATCCGGTGCAAGCGATCAGATACTATCAGTTGACTTTTCGGGATACGATGCCAGTGTACCGTCTTTGTTAATTGATGAGGTGTTTGACGTAATAGAAGAGTTGTTCCAAGATGCATATATACCATTGATCGAGTTTCTAAGGCGTAGTTTTCTTAACATAGAGTTGCTCACACCAGAGGGTATCTTGTCAGGACGCAGTGGAGCCATACCAAGTGGAAGCGGACTTACAAACCTCGTGGGTGGGATGATCCAGCTCTTTGCTTTTGAATACATATCACATAGGATGGATAATGTGGTGCTAATGCACACCGTCCAAGGAGATGATGGGGTAGTAATATTCCATAAACCCTGGGACATAGAGGATGTTGCTGGCTACGCTAAAGAGATTGGATTAACTATATCGACAGATAAGAGGACTGTTTCTAGTGTTGTGGTCACTTTCCTTCAGAATGTGTACCATATAGATTACAGAGTGAGGGGTTTAAATGAAGGTGTAAGACCGATCATGCGAGTTCTCAATGGCATGATGAGTTATGAGCGGCTCGTATCCCAATCTTGGAATGGATTCTTAGACTCACTACGTTGGTACCAACAATGTGAAAACAGTAGGTATCACCCTAATTTTATGGCACTAGCTAGATTCCTATTCGCACATGATAGGTTAAGTCGTTCCTATACTGCGAACCAGATCTTGCAAAAGGCTGGTGGGATTAGAAAGGCTGAAAGCGTCTTAAAACAGCCTGCCTTCCCATTTGGAAAGACATCACTTCGCGGGCTAGATAACTTCACTATAGTCCGAGCATTAGCACATTTGCGTCAAGGTGAT